GCACACCACTGAATGCTTTAAGTGTTTTAACAGGATTTAAGAGGAACCCAATTCCAGTCATGGCTCCCCATACGGCTGCGAACCGTATCATCACTGATGCAAATCCCTTTAATCGTTCCCACCAAGTTGCATCATCTTTAAGCATCTCATAGAGACCGTCAAGAGCTCCCCCAACAGTCCATTTAGCAAATTTAGTTAATACTTTAAATATTTTATGTAAGACTTCAACAGTCTTCTGAATTGCTTTTTGATTTTTTGGATCTGATAACCATTTTAAAGCAGGTCTTATAACAAACCACTTAAACAAACCACCAAAAAGACCAAGTAAACTTTCTAAAAATCCCTTAACTTTAAATGTTTTAACCGCTAAGAGCATTTTCTTAAACGGTTTTACTTTTGGATCACCATAACTAGGTTTAAATGCCTTTAATCGTTTCTTTTGTTCAGCATTTAACTTACTATATTGTATTTTCTTTAAATCTATTACAACCTTAGCAATACCATTAACAACCAATCCAAGGTTATTCATTGCAGAAGTAGTCTGAGACATACCTTCTGCTATTTTTTGCACCTCTGGACTATCGGATGAAGATGCTGTTGATTTAGCATTAACAAACTTATAGAGATTAATTTTAGAATTCTTTTTAACAGTCATTTATAATCCCATTCTAGATGATAAACTTGTCCAAGCACCACCAGTATCTATCCTTGCGTTATTATTTATTGCCTTTGGATCAGGTATTGGTGCCACTAAGATTTTCTCTATAATTACTGGAACACCTTGAATATCAAAATCTCCAATCTGTAACATAGCTTGTTTCTCAGAACTTCCACCTGCTCCAAAAATATCAGCATAACTATCATAAACTCCAAAGATTTGAGGATCAACTCCTGCTTGAGCAGCAAATCCTTCAAGACCACTTCTTATATCACCACCTGCTAATCCCATAAAACCTTGATATAAGTCACCCAATCCTTCAGTATCTGCAATACCACCTATAAATGCTGCTGGACTAAAGTTTCCACTAACCAAAGATCCAACACCAGGCAAATCAGATAATCCAGGAATATTTGCAAGAGCAGATCCAACACCAGGAATTGATCCTAATATTCCAGATAATCCCATAGCATCTATCTGTGCCCCAAATCCTTTAAGAGCACCTTCCATAGCAGTACCCTCTAATGCAACTCCCATAGCACCAGTTATATTTCCAGATATTAATTCCTTTCCTATTTGTCCAATCTTACTATCCATAATATTATTCCAAGCATTATTAATAGGTCCAAAGAAGTCACCAATTTGTTTATTAATGCCAGCAAATGTTTCTGTCCATATATCACCAGCAGCACCCCAGAGACTCATAATAGCACCTAAAGGATTACCATTTGCTAATGCTGCAAAACCTTTTATTCCATTAATCATTGGAGCTAACCATGCAGCACCAGGGAACATATAGGGCAATGCTGTCATCAAGATCTGCCCGAAAGGAGAATTTACTATATCCTGAACTACACCTCCAACAGTATTAACAACACCACTTATACCATCCCATATACCCTTACCAACACTCTTAACACCATCCCATAAACCACTAAAGAACTTACCAATTCCTGCCTGTGGCACACCATCTTGAGGTCTTGGAACACCGTCTTTACCTGTGCCATTTACCGAACCCATTATTGATTGGATTAATCCACCAGGATCACCAACCTTAGACATAGCATCTTGTGCTAAGGATGATAGACCTTTTAATTGACCACTAATTGAACTTAAACCCTTTTCTTCCCACCCAAGTATTTTATCACCAACTTTGGGTAAAATACGAGCAAGTAAATAAGCATCAAGTGCTGTTCCAGCTATGATTAATGGTACACCGACACCGCCAGCACCAGCTGTGGCATAACCAACAAGTTCTAAAACACCTGCAATTGTTTCTAAAACACCTCCAACATTATCTCCTGCTGCGAATGACATACCAGCAAAACCTAAGTTTGCTAATCCACCAACTAAGGGAAGAACAGATGCAGCACGTTTACCCCATGCCTTACCTGACTTAGCGACGGATTTCATATTTATCCCTCTAGAACCCAGAGCCTCCAACGTTTCTTTTATGATAGGAGCCTTTTTAAAGAGATTCATGAAACTATCACCAAACCCTTGCATCCTCTTAACGAAAGGTTGAAGTGCTTCTCCTATAGGATTAAGGAACTTTGCTTGTATCCCATCCATCGTTTTCTTTGGAAGAGACTTTAAATTATCAACACCCTGACCTACCCAAGACTGTGCTGCTTTATACTTTGCAGATGCACCTTCTGCTATAAATTTACCAAATTTCTTTAACGACTCTGCAGCCTTACCACCATATTTTAGAGTATTCTGTTTAGTTATCTCTCCCCAATTACCAAGTGTCTTACCAATATTTTTAAAAATATTATCGCCTTGTCCAACTAACTTCCCACCTTTAATTCCTTGATCAAATAGACCTTCTAACCCTGCTCCACCTCTTCTTACTACTCTTAATTTATCACCAAGATCAGCAGTTCCTTCTATAAACTTGGAATATGAATTATTGAAACGGGAAAGTTGTGCAGGTGTTTTAGTTTTCTTTTGCCAAAACTTCCACCATTGCTTGCCTTTTACTTTCGGTGTTTTAGGTTTTTTAAGTTTACCTCTGGGTTTTTTACCATCTATATTAGGTGGACCCCAATTAAATATCCAATCTAATACACCTAAAATATCAGTTATTAAAGAAAATGGGTTCATTAGGTACTTTAAACCCGTGATCCCGATTAATATTTTTCCTAGTCCACTTATCCTCTGGAAAAAATCAGATTTTGTACCATCTGCATTTTCACCAAAAAATGCTTGCTTAAACCCATCAACAAGATTATCTTTGACTAGAAATTTACCAAAACCATAGAGTTTAGTAAAAACTACATCAAGTTTATGGATAAATGTCTCAATCTTTGTAAAATTACTATCATCCGATGCCCATTTCAATAACTCTCGCATAGCAAGAGTAGCACCTAAATTAACTAAGAATTTTCCTATAGGACCAAGGAAGGTATCTAACCATTTAAAATTATCTAAAAAAGACTTTTTCTCTTTAGTATCAGGTTTTCTTGGTTTAACCTTCTTTTTACCAGCAATCTTTTCTAATTCTGTTAACTCTTCAGCTTGCTGATCCGCATCCCTTCTCGCTTTTCTTCTTTCCCACTTTTCTCTTAGTTTATCATTTTTAACAGAAGCGAGACCAATAGATTCTATATCTCTAACAATACCACTAAGACCTTTCATTGTCTTAGTTAGACCAGTTACTGAGGTATATTGTATATTCGCAGCAGATATTATGGGTGACGAATCATCGCTACCCCCTCCTAAAAATTTTTTAGTAAATGCTGGTGCCACTACTTAACCTTTTGCTGCTTGTTGCTCTTTTGCTCTTCTTTCTTCTTCTTTTAAGAAGTTAATTAAAAGATTCATATAAATCTCCTTTTCCCAAGGCATCAAATTTTCAATGTGGTCAATATCCCATTTATGGTGGTGTATTAACGCAAAATTGGTTTCATAGTAAGCTTGAAGATTTTGATGGAGAAGAGCTATGCGAAAAAACTTGCTAGACCCTCTAGAGTTACATCACTTTCAACTTTAGTGCCAGGATTGGTTACCTTAACAGTATGTGAAAGTTTAGGCATGGTTTCAAAGAAATCCTGAACCTTTTTAAACTGTTCAGAAGTCAATTGATCCAAAAACTCCAGCATCTCTTCTCTTGGTGTGTCTAAAGCATCGTATACTTCTTCCTCATCAGCAATTGATTTTATACAACTGGCTGCCATATCAAAAATCTGATCAACACCTGGTTCCTCACCTTGGAAATTCATTTTAACAAAAGAATCCAAACTTGGATAATTCATTGTTATTATGATTTTCTCATCTAATTTAATATCTTTCTTGTGTCCTTTGGTTTTAACAACCTTAATATCAGACAAAGGAATATTTACTGGAACTTGAGTTTCGTTGTCATCTGGACAAGTAACGCTAACCTCAACACTTTCACCAACTGATTTAGTACGAATTTGTAAAAACAAAAATTCAATATCGAAGGTAGGCAATTCATCAACGTCATGTATATCACTACATGCGACAATAATATCTTTAATTGCTGCAACAATATCTTCTTGTTGTCCTGTCTCAGTTGCTAAGAGAAGTAGTTTTTCTTCTTTAACGAGGAATGGTCTATAATTCACGGTTCTGCCGTCTGAAGGCAGTTTCAATTTGTACTTAGGTACATTTAATTTAGGTAACGACATAAATTTTCAATTCAGTATAATTATTTAGGTAGTATTTAGAAAACATTTAACATAGATTGGATAGTTCCTGTAATACCTGCCCAAACTCCAAGACCATCGCTAGCTGGATTGATACTACCGTCTCCAGGAATTGAAATAGCACTTCTCACACCTGGATCATCAAACTCATCTTCAACCCAAAATCTATACCTTTCATAGAAGAACCCAACAGTCATAGACATAGTTCTTGCTTTTTCATTATTTAATTGAATAGATCCAATATTATATGGAAATGCCTTTCTCAACTCCCATGCAGCAGTGCATTTATATTGTTTTGGCCAGATATAATTTGCTTCATCGTATTCTGTACCATACAAATTTCTCATTGCTTGTTTAATCTCATTAATATTTGATACATCTCCTCCTCCACCTCTTTCCCACTTGTATATCATAATTCTTGGAGAAACATAATGATCATAATGCTCTACATACTGGTTAGAATCTGGTGAAAGTAATGACATCCACCTTTCAAAATAATTTCTTGTATGCTGTGATCTTGGCATAAGGAACGTTGCATTTATCTGACTATATGAAGTTCCAGTACCATACTTATAAGCAGATCCAACATTAACAACCTGACCAGTGGTCAACTGCTTACTTGGTAAATTAACTGTCTTGCAGTAAAAATTTAAGCAGTTCTGCAACTTACCTATTTCTGATGTAAAAATTGTAGAAGTTTGTCCTATAGTACTGGTATTCCCAACACCAAGTTGTTCGGTACTTCTAAGAATAGTAGGTGTTCCTATATGGAACGAAAATAAATTGGTAAAACTTGGTGCATAATTCCTATCCTTCAGCGAAAACGATTGAAACGCTTGAAGAGATGGGTACCTAGCACCGTCTTTTCCTGGAATTGCCATTATACTTTAAGTTCTTTTTCTGTAATTAACATAAACTCCATTCCATAATCTTTACAAAATTCTGTTGCTGCATGCCATTTTGCCTTATTAACACTCCAAGTAATAACTTCGGTAATATACCTTTTAGTATGTCTTTTTTGTGTTTTAGGTTCTTTAGTCTGCTTAGAGGGTTTTACCTCAACAACATATTTCTTACCGTTCACTTTCACATAAAAATCTGGGTAATATCTATGTCGTTTTCCATCAACAGGAGAAGTATAGGGAATAATAATCTCTTCACTACCCCATTCAGTTACTGAAGTAGTTGTATCACACCAAAGCATGAACTTTAATTCCCATCCCGACCTGTAAAAAACTTTGCGAATATCGCCTTTATATTTACTTGGTCTTCGAGGATTGTATTTTCCTTGCTTATAACGCATAAATATATACAGATCACATAATATTTAGGCGGTCAGTGGCAGAAATATACAGATATCCCAAACAACCCCCAGTGCCTTCTGGATCTAACGATCCTGATGTAGAAGCACCAACAGAGGCTATTGACTATGTAAGATTTAGACCATTTGAAATGCAATTTGGTGATGGTTCTGCTGGTGAAACTGGATTTGCTGCTGGAACAGGTAGTGGTGCTGTTGGTCAAGGTGCTAGTTATAGCAGTGGTGGATATGGATATGGTTTGGCAAATGTAAATGCAACAAAAATATTCAAGAAAGAAGATATCTATATGGCAATGCCACCTAACCTACAAACAGGTTATCAGGCAAACTATAGACAAGTAGATATTGGTGCTGGTGGTGTTGCTCTTGCTGGTATGATGGGAAGTGGTGGTGATTATAAAGATATTGCTGGAAAATTACAAGATGCAGCGAAAGCAGCGTTACCTGAGTTTAGTGCTAGTATTATTACCAATGCTGCTAATGATATTAGTGGATTTCTAGGTATGCAAGGAAATATTGATGTTAACAGTCTAGAAGCATTAACTAGAGGAAGGGTATTTAACCCATATACGGAACAAATATTCAATAGTATGAGTTTTCGTAATCATAACTTCAGTTTCAAAATGTTTTCTAGAAATAGCCATATAAATATTCTCCTTTCTAATTGGGATAATATAGGAAAATGAAATAATTAAAAGTTTTTTTTGACCGTAAAAAAAC